GCGTACAAGCACAGCCCCCCAACGCGAAACACCAGATTCAAAAAATAGAAAACGAGAGGTTGCAAGTCAGAGAAACCAATCGTAAAAGCGAAGTTGTCACAACCTATTACGACTCTAAGGTATACACTTACAAAAATGGATCTTTTAGTTATACGACTCCAAAGGCAACTGGTCAAAACATCTTGGTGACTGTGTAAATGGCTACAAAAAACGGATCACTAGACTTAAACGAAGGAACTGCCATACGCATCCCTTTAGCCAACTTGATCTCACTTTTGGCTGCTACTGCTGTAGCATCTTACGCTTACTTCGGTTTAATCGAGAGAGTCACCTTTTTAGAACATGATATGGACCTTCAACAAGTGGACGTAGAGGCAAATAGCGAGTTTCGAATCAAATGGCCTAGAGGAGAGTTAGGCTCTCTTCCCGCTGACAGCCGACAAGATTTGAAGATAGAATTGCTAGAAGAAACTGTCTCTAAGCTGCAACAACAAGTAGAAGAACTAAAAGAGGATCGTTATGAACTCAAAAAGTCAGGATAAGCAGTGAGCATCGTATCGCAACTTGTCGGACCTGTAACCGGCTTGCTCGACAAGTTTATAGAGGATAAAGATCAGAAAGCGGCTTTGGCGCACGAAATTGCCACCATGTCAGAAAAACACGCCCACGAAGCTCTCAAGGGTCAGCTTGAAATCAACAAGGTTGAAGCAGCGCATCATAGTGTGTTCGTATCCGGGTGGCGTCCCTGTATCGGTTGGGTGTGTGCGCTGGGTCTGTTTTACAATGTCATCGTCGCAAATATTTTAGGCATATGGGTGGATGTGCCAGAGGTTGACACTACTCTGTTGGTTCCGGTCATGATGGGAATGTTAGGGATTGGAGCTATGAGATCCTACGAAAAAGTCAAAGGTGTCAGTAGAGAAAAGTGAGCTGGTGGAGTTCATATCGCAAACTAAAATCTTTATTTAGTTTCTCTTTCCCTCAAGTTAATATCTTCACGGCGTTTCCCAAAATAAAGGACAGACCAATGAAGACAAGCAAAGAAGGCATCGCGTTAATAAAAAAGTTTGAGGGTTGTCGCTTGGAATCTTATTTCTGTAGCGCGGGAGTGCCTACTATTGGTTTTGGTCATACCAAAAATGTGCAAGAGGGAGACACTTGCACTATTGGCGAGGCCGAAGATATGTTACGCGAGGATCTTGAGTGGTTCGAAAAAGGGGTAGCGCGGATGGTTGAGGTTCCGCTAGAGCAAAACCAGTTTGATGCCTTGATATCATGGACATTCAATTTAGGAACCGGAGCCTTATCTTCAAGCACACTTTTAAAGGTGCTCAACGATGAAAATTACAGCGGTGTCCCTGAACAAATAAAAAGATGGAACATGGCTGGCGGCAAAGTGCTTGATGGTTTGGTAAGGAGAAGAGAAGCTGAGGCGCTCCTGTTTGAAGGAAAGCCTTGGGAAGATGTCTGAACTTTCTCTCAAAGACTTTGACATCCTCTCGGATCAAGACAAAGCCGAGGCGGTTGCTCTTTTAGATCGATACAACCAGCTTGAAAAGCAAGAGGACTGTCAGGCTGACTTTCTGTCTTTCGTCAAAAGCCAATGGCCCGATTTTGTAGAGGGCAGACACCACAAAATAATTGCAGACAAGTTCAACAAGATTGCCGAGGGCAAACTCAAGCGCCTAATCGTCTGCCTCCCTCCTCGACACACCAAGTCAGAGTTCGCCTCGACTTACTTCCCTGCGTGGATGATGGGGTTGCGGGGAAACCTGAAGATCATACAAACAACTCATACAGCAGAGCTTGCGGTTCGCTTCGGCAGAAGAGTGCGAAACATTATCGACTCTTCTGATTACCAGCAAGTTTTTCCAAAACTCAAACTGCAAGCAGATAACAAATCAGCAGGACGCTGGACCAGCTCACAAGGCGGGGAGTTTTTCGCCGCCGGTGTTGGTGGCGCTATTACAGGGCGAGGCGCTGATCTTCTTTTGATTGATGACCCTGTAAGTGAACAGGATGCACTCAGTCCGACAGCGATGGACAGCATATATGATTGGTACACTTCTGGACCCCGGCAGCGTTTGCAGCCGGGAGGAATAGTAGTGATAGTAATGACAAGATGGAGCACCAAAGATTTGGTTGGTCAGGTGCTCAAGAAGCAGGGAGATGACTACGCCGACAAGTGGGATCTGGTCGAGTTCCCTGCAATCATGCCAGAAAGTCAGGAACCGTTGTGGCCTGAATACTGGAGCAAGGAAGAACTGTTGTCCGTCAAAGCATCACTGCCAGTTCCAAAATGGAATGCTCAGTGGATGCAGAACCCCACCTCTGAAGAAGGCTCGATTGTTAAAAGAGAATGGTGGAATGTGTGGGAAGGTGATGTCCCGCCATACAGTTATGTCATTCAAAGTTATGATACGGCGTTCAGCAAGAAAGAATCTGCCGACTATTCAGCAGTAACCACTTGGGCGGTTTTTACACCGATACAGGATGGTCCCGAAGAGATCATTTTGTTGGATGCCAAGCGTGTGCGACTAGACTTTCCAGACCTCAAAAAACTTGCTTGGGAGGAATGGAAATACTGGGAACCTGATTGTGTGCTTATCGAGGCTAAGGCATCAGGCACACCGCTGACGCAAGAGCTGAGGAGGATGGGTATTCCGGTGACGGCGTATACACCAAGCCGAGGTCAGGATAAGATTGCCCGAATGAACTCAGTAGCGCCGATATTCGAATCTGGTATGGTTTGGGTTCCAGAAACAGAGTTTGCGGAAGAAGTGATCGAAGAGATGGCAAGCTTCCCTTTCGGCGACAACGATGACTATTGTGACAGCTCGACAATGGCGCTAATGAGATTCCGACAGGGCGGTTTTGTCGCGTTAGAAGACGATTACCAAGACGCGATGGAGCCGCTTAGAAGAGACCGGAGGGTTTATTACTGATGGCTGTAGAAAGAAAAATATCTCAAGAGACACCAGAGGTCACTAATCTCAGTCGTGAGATGTTTGTCGATCCAGAGCCAACAAGAGAAGAGGCGATTCGAGAAGCTGCGTCTATTGTAGTAACGCAGGATGAAATAGTAATACCCGGATCAGAAGAAGTTGTTGAGCAACCAGAAATTGGATTCAACGACAATCTCGTTGAGTACCTCGATGAGACTGAACAAAACTCTCTCGCTAAAGATGTCTTAGCATCCATACGCAGCGACAAAGAGTCTCGCAGTGAATGGGAAAAAACTTATGTAGACGGTCTCAAGTATCTGGGCATGAAGTTCGATGATGCGAGGTCAAGCCCGTTTCAGGGTTCAACCGGAGTGATACATCCGATACTTGCAGAAGCCACCACCCAGTTTCAGGCACAAGCCTACAAAGAATTGCTACCCGCAAAAGGTCCGGTCAAAACCGAGATCGTGGGAGCTAGGTTTGCTGAGGTAGAGCAGCAAGCTGAAAGAGTTCAGAACTTCATGAACTACTACATCATGAATGTCATGCAGGAGTACGACTCTGAACTCGATATGCTTTTGTTTTATCTACCCCTAGCTGGTTCAGCTTTCAAGAAAGTCTATTTTGACGTTACCCAGCAGAAAGCCATCAGTAAATTTATTGAGCCGCAAGACCTGATTGTTCCATACGAAGCGACGGACCTTTTTTCAGCGGAGCGAGTGACTCACGTTTTGAATATGTCAAAGAACGAAATCAGAAAGCAGCAGCTATCCGGTTTCTACGCAGACATAGAACTCAAAGGCGGTTACACCAACTACAACCGCGATGATATCGAAGAAGAAATAGACGAAATCGAGGGCATGGGTCCAAGTTACAAAGAGGACAGGGACCGAGTTGTTTACGAGGTTCACACCATACTCGACATTGAAGGGTTCGAAGATTTAGACGAAATGGGAGAACCAACAGGTTTGAAGCTCCCTTATATCGTCACGATAGATGAGCCGAGCCAGAAGGTTCTGTCTATTCGCAGGAACTATATTGAGGGCGACCCGCTCAAGCAGAAAGTAAACTACTTCATCCAGTATAAGTTTTTGCCGGGATTAGGGTTTTATGGATTGGGTCTGAGCCACATGATTGGTGGTTTGGCTAAGGCAAGCACTAGCATCCTGCGTCAGCTTATCGATGCAGGGACGCTCGCCAATTTACCAGCGGGATTTAAAGCCAGAGGCATGAGAATCCGTGATGAGGATGATCCACTACAGCCCGGAGAGTTTAGAGATATAGATACCACAGGTGCATCTCTTAGAGAGAACCTAATACCTCTGCCTATCAAAGAACCGAGCAACGTATTGATGTCCTTGCTTGGTTTGCTGGTGGATTCAGGCAAACGGTTTGCCTCCATAGCCGACATGAATGTTGGCGACATGAATCAAAGTATGCCAGTGGGAACCACCGTGGCGCTCCTCGAAAGAGGAACCAAGGTGATGAGTGCAATCCACAAAAGGTTGCACCACAGTCAAAAGCTTGAGTTCCAACTACTGGCAAAAGTTTTTGCTGAGTTCTTACCTCCGGTATACCCATATCAGACGGGCAGCGGAACACAAGAAATCAAGGGGCAGGACTTTGATGGTCGAGTAGACATCATCCCTGTCAGTGACCCCAACATATTCTCTCAAAGCCAAAGAATAACGATGGCTCAGGAGCTGATGCAGTTGGTTCAATCCAACCCTCAGATTCATGGACCAGAGGGCATCTACGAAGCATATCGTCGGATGTACAGTGCTCTGGGTGTGGATAACATAGATAGCTTACTGACACCACCACCAAAACCACAACCGCCGATGCCGTTGGACGCTGGTTTGGAAAACTCTGCTTTGATGAATGGACAGCCAGCTCAAGCATTTCCTAACCAGAATCACGTTGCTCATATCGAGGCGCATAGATCTTTGTTTCTCACAGAGCTAGTGAAAACTAACCCGGCTTTGCAGGGGCTAATTATCTCGCACATGATGCAGCATCTTCAGTTTATGGCTGCTGACATGGCGCAAGAGAGAATACCGCCAGAGACTCAACAGCAAATACAGCAGATGCAGGAGCTGGCAAACAGCGGTCAAGTGCCACAAGAACAAGTGCAGCAAATGATGGCAGAGCTGCGAGTGATACAAGAACAGTTCTCTGCACCTATCTTGGCACAACTAACCACAGAGCTATTGGCTAGTATCGGTCAGGGTAGCCCCGAAGATCCACTGGTTCAGATCAGACAACAAGAACTCGCGTTGCGAGACAAGGAAATAGAGGTGGATCAGGCTCAGTTCGAAGCTAAAGAGCAGTCCAGAGCCTTGGATAAATTGTTAGAAACAGAAATTGCGAAACAACGATTGAGTACGCAAAAGTCAGTAGCTGATGATAAACTCGACGTTGCGATGCAAAGACTTCAACAACAAGCTAACTTGAAGCTGTTAGAGTTGGAGGCAAAATTTGGAGGTAATTACAGTGACTACAAGTTATAGAGTCGAAGCACAACTCAGGCTAAGAGAAGAGAAACGAGAAGCGCGAAACGCTGAGGTCAGAGAGCGTATCAAAGCAGAGGAAGAAAGGCAGAAAAAAGAAGCTGCTTCAAAAGCTAGAATCGCCGCAAAGATGGCAAGGATTGCTGGCGAGGAAGTTCCTGCTCCAGTGGTTGAAGAAGCGCCTGTAGAGAAGACTGCTCCAGAGCCAAAAAAAGCTCCAGCAAAGAAAGCAAAAGCAAAAAAAGCTCCAGCAAAGAAAAAGTAATATGCCACTCAAAAAAGGTTCTAGTGACAAAACAATCGGGGATAACATTCGTATGTTAAAGAAAGAAGGTAAGCCTCAAAAGCAAGCTGTCGCTATCGCGATGAAAACCGCTAGAGGTATGAAGAAAGGTGGTGCAGTTAGAGTAACTAGGCAAGCTAGAGGTGGCGGCGCTGCTACTAGAGGTCTCAAGTATACCGACTCAGAATATAACCCGCTCTAATGGACGCTATTGAGCTGGCGAATCAGTTGAAAAGACTGATTAACGAGCAGCGTTCAGCTATTCAAGAAACCATGATGGATGGTTTGCTAAAAGATATAGAACACTACAAAAACTTGCAAGGTCAAATACATTCGTTAAACTTGGTCGAAGCTGAAATCGCCAATTTTTTTAAGGAGTGAGCGTGGACGCAGGACTTGAGAAAGCTTTCGTCAAAGAAGACGATTTGTACCTTGACCCTACCCTGATCGAAAAAACCGCTATTGAAAGGATGCCTGACCCCGCTGGTTGGAGAATCCTTGTTCTCATCAGAAAGAAAAGCACAAAAACTGAAGGTGGTATCGAACTGTTGCAGCAGACTGTCGATAAAGAGTCTTTAGCAACTATGTGTGCTTGGGTGGTTAAGAAGGGACCACTTTGTTATAACGACAAAGAAAAGTATGGAGAGGAACACTGGTGCGAAGAAAACCAGTGGGTTCTAATTGGTCGCTACGCTGGCGCTCGATTTAGAGTGGGGGATGGCATCGAAGTTCGTATCATAAACGATGACGATGTTATTGGAACGATTTTAGATCCTGATGATATTGAGACTTTGCAATGATAGAAAATACAGAACAAACCCAACCAGAAGAAGAAAACATCTCCATCTCCGTGGAGGAGGACGCAGAGGCGCAGCAGCCGCAAGACGAATTAGATGAGTACACCAAAGGTGTAACAAAACGTATCAATAAGCTAAATCAGCGGAACAGACAGACAGAAGAGAGAGCACAACAACTCGAAAGTCTGGTTCAGCAACAAGACAACGAGCTTCGTCGTTTGCGCGGTGTGGCCCAAGAGCAAGCATCAAAAGCGCTGGATAAAGAAGAAGAATCTCTCAAAGCGAAAGAAGCTCAAGTTGATGACATCTATCGAAAGGCAATGCAGCAGGGCGATGCGGATCTTCTAACTAAAGCAGACTCTTTGAAGAACGAAATCGCTATCGCGAAAGAAAAGGTCAGGGTTCAGAAGAATAAACAACAAGAGACTCCCCAAGATCAATACGTTGAGCAGCAGCAATACCAGCCTCAACAGCAGCAACCTCAGCCAGCGCAGCCAACCCCACAGGCGGCACAATGGCATGAAAGGAACTCTTGGTATGGTGATATGGATAACGAGGAGCATAGTGAAGCGACTCAGTTTGCTTACTTTCATCACAACAATTTGATTCATGAGGGCTATGAGCCTGATTCGGATGACTATTATGAAGCTCTGGACCAAAGAATCAAAAGAGCTTATCCTAATCTTGCATCTTCTGGTGATAACCAGAATGATCGAGGTTCCGAGTCAACGACCAGCAAACCGACTGTGCAACGGGTGGCTGGTGCTTCCGTAGGTGGAGGTCGGACGAAAACACAAGGAAATAATGATGGAGTGCGTTTTGCCCAATCAGAAATTGACAGACTCGAAAAGTTGAGACCGGCTAACATGAATCAGGAAGCTTGGTTAAAACTTGTGGCTAAAGAGAAACTCAAACAGCAACAAAGAGAGGCAATGTAATGGCTGAGACAAAAAGCACTAGATCGACTCGTGACAGTCTAACGCACGATAAAGAGGTTAGGCGTAAGCCTTGGA